TATAAAGGAGTGATTAACAATGGAGGAACTCAAACCGTGTCCGTTTTGCGGAGGTAGAGCAGAAATCACATTGTCTATGGGGTTTAGATATGTAGATTGTATTAAATGCCATTGCAGCACAATGCGTACATTTATTCGTGAAAGCGAAGCAATAAAAGGATGGAACAAAAGAGTAAAGGAGTGATGCACAATGCTTAAAACCATTAATTGTCCACTTTGCATCGACCGCCGTAAAGGTCAAATATCTTGCAAATGTGGAGAGAATAAAAGCAATTTTAAAGGCGACACAGTGATACATATTAATCAGTATTGTAACAGCAAATACACTGATTGTGAAGTTTATAAGAGTTTGCGGAGGAGGTTGCAAGTAAATGAAAGCATCGTTATTTGTTAATCAATCCATCAAGTCAATGTCAAATTTTAACCGTAAGAAACAAATTGAAACAATTGGCATGATTAGCCTTGTGAACCGTCCTAAGAACGAAATTGACGAGTATGAGAAAACTACTCACAGACGAGGTAGAAAGATTTATTCCATTGGAGATAGAAGAAGGGAGAGGCTATGAGGGGCGATTACAGAAAAGATATTGAGTTACAAATTGTACAAGCTGAATTAGACGATGTTGAGAAAACTGATTTTCTAATGTTTGAAGATGTGAAAACCATGTTTGACGGCATTGAAACTAAAGTAAATGAGATTTTGGCTATGGTCTGCATAATTAAAGGAATCACGGAAATTGATGAAATCAAGGAACAGCTAGAAAAACTTAGCGATGATTTGTATTAAGAAAGGGTGGGTGCGGTATGACTTATTTAGAAAAAGTAAGGGAAGTAAAGCCGAATTTAAAACTAGAAGAAATAATGGAACAGTGTCCTGAATATTTTAAACTCGAGCCTGCCAGATATTGTGATATCAAACAAATACCTGATAATTGTGATGAATGTTGGAATCGCGAAATTTTATTGGAGGTAGCAAAATGAGTTGTAAATGTGCAAAGTTTGACCCAGAAGAAGGAAGATATAGCTGCTCAGTAAGTGGTGATGGTTGTATGTATATGTCTCCTAATAGTAAAAGATGTGCTAAGGAATACGGCGAGGGTCCAGATGTGGAGGTAACAAATGAGTGACAATTTATACATATTGTTTTGGATTTTAATAGGTGCAGCTATCGGTATTCTGCTGAATTTAATGATTGAATGGTTCGCTGAGAATTATAGACCTAAGAACAAAATAAAAGCCGCGCAACCTAAAATTGAGGTCTATGTAAAGGTCGGTGGCAAATATGACAGAGTTTGTTAATGAAGCTTTAAAACTACTAATAAGTAAGTCAGAGGAAATGTTAAAAGAGTTTGAAGAAATGGAGGTAATTGAATGTCAGACCGAGTTACAATTTTTGATGAACCCAAAAAATACTTAGATGAAGAAGAAGTTTTTGATGTGATAGATGATTTAAGAAAGCACGTTATAAAACTTAAAAAAACCATTGTGGAACTTGAAGAAGGTAATCGCGAAATGGGTTTGCTGCTAGATATTGAAGGACGGCAAATTAGAGATTTAAAATCTGGAATTATTAAATTAAGGGGGATAGAAACATGATTGAACAAAACACGGTGGTATTATCACTGGAAAAGTACGAACAGTTAAAGAACGAGATTCAAGATTACAAGCAAAAAGTTATTGATGCAGAATTGAAGTTTGCAAGTTTAAAAATATTTGAATGTACCAGCGGAAGTTATTTTAATCGAGTTGTATTAGCATTTACCGAAGATGCACAGCAATTTATTGACAAGGCTTTCTGCGAGTTTGAATTAACTTATGATAAAAAATCTTTAAAAGAATGTGAAATTTGGGAGTTTGGGAAGTTGAAAAACGTTGAAAAGAAAGAAGGTGAGATATTTTGAATGAAGCATTAACGGTAATTCAAACGGATCATGGCGAAGTAAGTTTGTCACCAGCAATAGTAAGAAAGTTTTTAGTAAATGGTCAAGGTAATGTAACTGATTCTGAAATAACAATGTTCATTGCTTTGTGTAAGTATCAAAATCTAAACCCATTTTTAAGAGAAGCGTACCTGGTGAAATTTGGATCGGCAGCAGCAACGATTGTAACAGGAAAAGAAGTTTTTACCAAGAGGGCAAGCAAGATTGAAAAGTGTGAAGGTTGGGAAGCTGGAATCACAATTATAAATGCAGAAAAAAAACTTGAACGTAGAACTGGAACACTTGTTTTACACGGAGAAGTTTTAGTCGGTGGTTGGTGCAAAGTGTATAGAAAGGATTGGAAAGTACCTGTATCTCACGAGGTAAGCATGGCTGAATTTGATAAAAAGCAATCATCCTGGAAAACAATGCCAGCAACAATGATTCGTAAAGTAGCAATAGTAAGCGGTTTGCGTGATGCATTCCCAGAGGACTTTCAAGGCATGTATGACAGCGTGGAAATGCCAGTAGATATGAATAAGTTAGAAAATAATCCAGTAGAAATTAATGCTGATATCTTAGTTGATAGGTTGAATAAAAGTCAAGAACAGAAAGAAATGATGGAAGAAGCCGAGGAAATGGAAGAGGTTGCAAATCAAGTAATAGATGCAACGAAAGTAGCCGTGATTAAAGGGTTATTGGGAGAAACTCGCAGCAACGAAACCCAATTCTTAAAGTTTTACGAGATTGAAAGCGTTGAAGCTATGACAAATGAAATATTTATAAAAGCAATGTTGGCTTTAAGTAAGAAAAAAGCAGCGGCACCAAAAACCACAGCCCCAATTTTAGACATATAAGGAGATAAACCATGAGAGAACTTACAATAATAAATCAAACTTTACCTATCATTGATATTAATTTTGACGAGGTAAAAAAGGACTTGAACGAGCAATTGCAGCAGTATAAAAGTCTAGTAGTGACAGAAGAATCATTAACCATGTGCAAAGCTAACCAGAAAGGTCTTGCAGGGCTTAAAGGTAAAGTTGATACATACCGTAAAGACATTAAAAAAACCATGTCAGAACCGATTGCAGCCTTTGAAACAAAGTGTAAGGAATTAGTTTCACTGATTGAATCAGTAGAACAGCCGTTAAAAGATGGTATCAAGGTTTTTGATGATTTGAAGCGTGAAGAAAAAAGAAGGTCAGCACAAATGATTATTGTTAAATCAATTGTAGATCACGGATTGACCGAAAAATACGCCAGCCAGTTGACTGTTTTGGATAAATACACCAATCTCACTTCCAAAGAAAGCGAAGTTAGAGAAGATGTGGAACAGAGGTCGTTTATTCTTCTAGGCGAGCAAAACAAGGAACTTGAACTATTGGAACTTATTCAAGATGCAATTGATACGGCTAACAAGCGCATTAAAAGGCAGTTAGGGCTTGCGGAATTTAAAAGGTACATTGATAACGGTATGAGTACAAAAGACGTTATACAGATGATTAACAACAATGCAGAGCGTATCGATGAAGCCGAGAATCCAAAACCAGTTGAAGTTGTTGAGGAAGTTATTGTTCCGGTAGTTGAGGTTGAAGTAATTCCGGATCCTGTTATTGAGCAACTACAACCAGTAATAGAAATTCCTAAACCTGTATACGTAGAAGAAACACCAAAAGCTGAAACAATGTGGTCAGTTGAAATGAACATCACAGGCACAGCTTCACAGTTCGCGGCTTTAAAACAGTTTATGTTAGCAAATAGCATCACTTACAAGGCTAATAGCCAGAAGGTGGTTGAATAATGAATAAATGTTGGGGGAAAAGACCGAGTGAGAAAATTTTAAAACAACTATACTGCTTGGAATTGAAGCCAATGCACGCAATAGCAAAAGAATTAGGAATAGCAATAGGAAGTGTTTATAACTATTTACATAAATATGGGCTACCTACCAGACCTCAAAAAGAAACTTTTACAATGAGAGGTCAGAAACTTAGTAAAGAACAGTGTTTAGTAATAAGTAAAAGAGAAAAAGGTAAAGTGCTTTCTTCGGAGACAAAAAGTAAAATTTCCGAAGCCCATAAAGGCGTTTATTCTAACAAGAGTAAGTATGGTGGGCACAGAAAGGAAAGGTCGGATGGCTACATAAAAATATACTTGCCCACTCACCCACTAGCCACAAAAGGCGGTTACGTCATGGAGCATATTTTAGTGATGGAGGAGTTCGTGGGCAAGATTATAACTAGAGATCAGGTAGTCCATCACGTAAATAAAATTAGAAATGATAATAGAATCTCAAATCTTTTACTAATGACATTTAAAGAACATGCAAGTTTCCATATGAAAGAAAGACAAAATAAGAGGAGGAATGACCTATTAATAAATCAATTTTAATCGGAAGAATCACAAGAAATATGGATATAAAATACCTACCAACAGGCATGGCAGTTTTAAAGTTAAATATAGCCGTAAACCGCCGTAAGAAAGGTGAAGCTGATTTTATTAATTGTATTGCATTTGATAAGACAGCGGAAAACATTGCTAAGTTTTTTGAAAAAGGTAGCATGATTGCCATTGTTGGACATATCCAGACAGGTAGTTACAAGGATAAAGAAGATAGAACCATTTACACAACAGAGGTAATTATTGACGAATTTGACTTTTGCGGTGGCAAGAAAGCTGATAGCCAAATACAAGGCGATGCACATGAGCCACCAACACAACACGAGTTTGAAATAGTTGAGGGTGAAGATGATGGCGAACTTCCATTTTAAGGGAAATAAGCAAATGTATAGGGGTTAACAGCCCCTAAGGAGGAATATGCGAGAGACTATATTAAATCAAATAGAAGTTTGTGAAAACTGCATTTTTAGTCTTGATTTTGGCGAGAGCGTGCAATTCATAAAGTGTTCAAAAATAAGAAAATACGTGGAGAAATGTGGGAATTGTAAACATTTCGTGATGGGGTGAAAAAGATGTTGAGTAAAAAGGAATTGAAAGCTATTACTCATTGTAAAAGCCAATTTTGTAAGGAATGTTGTGTTAAGCCTGTAGATTGTGACAACGATAATGTAGCACAAACAGCCCTGCAACTCCTGGAGCGTGTTGAGACAGCAGAACAGATATTTAAGGACATATTATCAAGTGGAAGTATTGCGGCTTGTAAAAGCGCAATGTTAAGGTTTTTGGAGGGTAAGGAATAATAGCGAGTACGGAAAGTAGGTGATTAAAAATCAGTGAGAATAAAAAATATTATTGGTTAAAGTTAAAAGATGATTTTTTCAGAGGTAAAGAGATAAAAAAACTTAGAAAAATAGCTGGTGGTGATACATACACAATTATTTATTTGAAATTGCAGCTGCTAAGTTTGAAAAATGAAGGTAAATTGATTTTTGATGAAATTGAAGATACTTTTTAC